TTCTCAAATTCAGATCCTGGTTTAGAAGATACATCAGAAAGTTTTGGTTTACCTGCAACTGCTGACTTTATGTTTGCTTTGGTAACCAATGAAGAATTAGAAGGTCTCAATCAAATTCTTGTCAAACAGCTGAAAAATCGTTATTCTGATCCAAATTATTTCAAACGTTTTGTTGTTGGTGTTGATAGGTCTAAAATGAGAATGTATGATGTTGAAGAAACGGCACAACAAGGCCTTTCCGATTCTGGCCAGGAAGATATACCTGATGTGCCATTGAATACCTTTGGTAACCGAGAAGCTAAATTCAATCGAAACTTTGGTGGTTTAAAAGTATGAGTTTGAATTACAACCAAGCCTTGCATTGTTCCAAGGTGTTCAAAGATTATTTTTCTGAATTCAATCGCATTGATGAATACATGCGTGAGCAAAAACTTAATTCTTTGGCCGAGTTATCTTTTGCCTTGCCTGGTTGTGGACCAGAAGAGGATTTGTTTTCTGATTTCACCATGTTACCAGAAGATATGAACTTTGCGGTTGTTGAACTCGAAGCACCAAAATGGCAATTATACTTAGATATTATATCTTCGCACAATAATCTATCGTCGCCCGGTCGTAATGTTCGCTTAGCTGTGTTAGAAAAGAATACAAAAAAGTGGGTTGGTTTTATTCGCATTGGTTCTCCAACGATTATGATGAAGCCAAGAAACGAACTTCTTGATTGTGTAATGACCAATGAATTAGAAACAACCAAATCATTTAATCGTGCTGCAGCCATGGGTTTTGTTATTGTACCAGCACAACCATTTGGTTACAATTATCTTGGTGGTAAATTATTGGCATCTATTTGTTGTTCACACGAAGTGCGTGAAATACTGAACAAAAAATATAGTATGAACACTTGCTTGTTTGAGACCACCAGTTTGTATGGCACCACAAAATCTGTATCACAATATGATGGTATGAAGCCCTATCTGCGGTTTGGTGGCACCACAGAATCAGATTTTTTGCCAATGATGCACGGCAAACCATATGACAATATCAAAAATTATGTTGAAGGTATTGTTGGCGAGTTTGTTCCTGCTGATGCCTCCAGTCGTAAATTAAAAATTATTAATACTATTATTGCCATGACTAAAGCAGCATTAAAAGAACATAAAGACGATTATGCAGCGTTTATGAACACTATTAATAAAGCCAAAGGTCTGACTGAAAGAAAGCGTTATTATTATTCGAATTATGGTTTTTCTAATTTTAAAGATCTGGTTTTAGGAAAAACAGATAAGTTGATCAAAGATAAAGAAAACTATGATAAATTTTATTTAATCAATATAATTGAGTGGTGGCGTAAAAAAGCATGTAGTAGATATACAACACTTCAGACAGAAAACCGTTTAAGGACAGAGATTGAGGTTTGGACTGGTGATAAGAAGATTGACATTATCAGGTAATTACAATAGGATAAATAACGAAGTAAATGCTAGGAGTTATATGAAAAACTTTAAACAGTTTATTTCTGAAGAAGTTAAGTTTTTAAACGAATCTGAATCTGAGGGTGCCAAAATGGAAGAAATCATTATTTCTTCTTGGAATAATACTCAACCTCCAGAAACAATTAAAATATCACCTCAAGCAGGAAAAAATATTGTTAATTTTTTAAAACAACAGGGTGTAACGGGTTCAAAAGCATATAAACTAAAAAACACCGAAGTTACTTCAGAATGGGCAGAATTTTGGAAACCAGAAGATGTGCCTGGAGCAACAAAAACTCCAAAAACTGATATTGTAATAGGCAATCAAACAATATCAGTAAAAATGGGAAATGCACAACTAATGTCTGGTGGAAAAAGAGAAGCAAAAGCTACTTTTTATGCAGCTATTAAAAATATTCCAAGTTTGCATGCAGATGAATTAGCCAAAAAAATATATTTTAAATTAGATCAGCTCAGCGAACTGTCGACCACAAAAAGTGGGACGGTAGAACAATCTTTGCAAAAAAGAAATGATATGATTCTTGAAAAAGCAAACAAAGTTAATCATGAAATAAAAAATATGTTACAGGATTTATTCAATCAAAATAAAGAATTTAAACATAATTTTGTATATGAAGCTATGAGCGGTGATACTAAATTTGGTGATTCAAAAGCTAAAGCTGTTTGGTTATTTTCCACAGATGTAAATGGTCAAAATAATAAATTTGTTAAAATAAAAAATAAACAACTAATAAAAAAAGTTGCTGATGCGACCGGTGTAGATTGTCGTTTTAAATCAATGTCTCAAAAAGTAAAACAAATTAAAACTGGTAAATATAATTATTTTGGTGTTGTTGGTTTGATAACTAAAAAATTAAAAGAAGAATTTAATTATTATGATGGTGTACTTTTGACAGAAAATATAATTACTGGAATTTTTAAAAAAATTAAAGATTTTGTCACAAATCTTTTAGAGAAAGTAATAGAGTGGTTAAAAGGTGGAATAAAAAGAATTATGGAATTTTTTCTTTTAGAACCGGAAGTTCAATTTAATAATAAAATAAATTTTTTGGAAATTTAAAAAATAAAGAATAAACATATTATAACTAAATTATTAACTGATTTGAGTGTTTCTGATAAAGAGATTAAAACAGGATAGCAACACTCCAAACAGAAAATCGTTTAAAGACAGAGATTTGGGTTTGGACTGGCGATAAGAAAATTGACATTATCAGGTAACCGTAGTAGGATAAATATATGGCGATGAAAATTCCTACTAAAGTTAATACTGATACTGCTCCAAAAATCTCTGGTGCTGGCGCTGAAGTTACTGCTTTGGCAGAATCATTACAGGCTTATGCCTGTGCTACTCGTCAACACTACGGTAAACCATTAGATGATATTTCACAGGTAACAGAGCAAACAATCGCTGACGCTGACTGTGATAGAACCTTAAAACAATGTATGAAAGGCTTAGATGAAAACTGGTTCACCAGTATTGTCAAAACAGCCAATCAAATATTTGAAGAAGTACCTGGTGCTAAAACAGGAAAAGGATTTAAGTTTTATCGTGGTGGCCGTTTTGTGGATTCTATCTACAATGAATGGCGTAGAATGAAAGATGGTAGTGGTATTACAGGTGATGATAAATGGAATCCTGCTGATATCTGGATGGTCAAAAAAGATTTTAAGTTGAAAACTGGATGGCCAACACTTGGAGATTATAACAGATACATTTATGATGAGTTTTCTAAAACAAATTTAATTGGTATTTCATTGAAGAAGTTAGACCCGAAAGCACCTAAAGCACAATCTAAAATTTACAATAACGGTAAACCATTAGTTGCATCATTTGCAGGTGTAAAACTTGGTATGAATATGTTTGATTCAAAAGACATTTACATACAGTTTAAATCAGAAGGTAAAGACGGAGAAATCCAACTTAGAAACTTTTCGAGCAGACCCGAACCATCTTCATGGCAAGGTGAGATAAAAGGTAAAACATCTGCTGGTGGTAAAATTGGCGGTGGTATTATTTTTGAAGGAGCTGTTGATGTGGGAGTTCAAAGAACTAAGTTAACTTTTCCTAGACAAACTCCAATTCAAAAACCAACAGAAGCAGAATTTAAAAAGTTTGCAACAATGTTTAAAGATTTATCTGATAGTAGAGAGAGTGTAGCAAATTTAATAACTGAAGCAAAAGCTGGGCATAGAAAAGATAAGACCTGGTGGATGTCTAAGTATATTGGTATTGACCTTATTTACACGATGATTAAAGAGAAAAAGATAGATGCTTTATGTTCATATATGTTTCAATATGCTTCATCTGCAACAAAGAACAGTAGCATTTTCATAAAGTATAGCTAATGAACTTCACAAAATTTTTAACCGAAGGCAAAGAAGGCAAAAATGTTCACCTCGAACATATTGAGGATGAAGTTCTTAATGGCGGTGTTGCTGGTGCTCGAAGTGCAATAAACTTTTTACAATCGCTTCGTGATATGTTGGCCGGTCACTCAGCGACAAAAATAAATATCACTACAAAATGGGATGGTGCGCCAGCTATCTTTGCAGGCATTAATCCAGAGAATGGTAAATTCTTTGTTGGCACCAAATCGGTTTTCAATGTCAATGCTAAATTAAATTATACAGATGCCGATATTGATGAGAATCATACTGGTGCTGAATTAAATCGTAAACTTAAAATTGCTCTTGCTTATTTGCCAAAATTAGGCATCAAAGGTGTTTTACAAGGCGATATGATGTTTACTAAGGGTGATATTAATAAACAAGTAATTGATGGTGAATCATATATTACATTTCAACCAAATACAATTGTGTATGCGGTGCCGTCTGATTCTAAGCTTGCTAGTTCAATGCTAAATGCTCAAATCGGTGTGGTGTTTCATACGTCATACACAGGCCAAAAAATGTCTGATATGAAGGCATCTTTTAATATTGATATCGGTCGCTTATCTACAACTAAAGATGTTTGGTTTCGTGATGCCTCATTTGTAGATACTTCAGGTTCTGCTACGTTTACAGAAGAAGAAACAAAACAAATTACCACAATTCTTTCAATAGCAGGTAGATTATTTCAAACAATACCTGCTCTGACACTAAATCGTATATCATCAAGTGAAGTTATTCTTACCTATATTAAAACATTTAATAATCAAAAAGTTCGTGAAGGTAAAAAAATAACAAATACGAAAACACATACATTAGAAATGATTCGTTGGATTGAAGCAAAGTTAAATAAAGAAATATCTGATGCCAAAAAAGAAGATACTAAACGTAAGCGAGCAACAGAAAAAACAGAGATTATGAGATTCTTCCGTAATAATGCTGGTACTCTTAGTTCAATTTTTGATTTGATGAATTTATTGGTTGACGCTAAGTTGATGATTGTTCGTAAGTTGGAAACAATTCGTTCAATTGGAACATTTGTTAAAACGGATACAGGTTACAGAATTACCGCACCAGAAGGGTTTGTTGCGGTCGATAAATTAAAAGGCAACGCAGTTAAACTTGTTGATAGATTAGAATTCTCACAAGCTAACTTTAATGCCGCCAAAAATTGGAGTAAGTAATGGCATACGATTTAAGTAAAATATTGGCAGAATACGGTGAAGATGACTTTGGTTTCTCCGCTGTATCAGAAGAAGAATATAATAAAGTCATTTCTGAAACCGTAAATACAGCAGAAGAATATAAAGCAAGATTAGACCAAGTAGAAAAACTTGTACTGCCTTTTTTTACAAAACTTTTAAAGACAGCTGATAAAGAATACATTTACTGGCCAAATCGTAAAACTCTTGTGGAAACACAAATTCAAAAGATTCTTGCATTGACGAGAGATTGATGTTTAAAAGTAAAGTAGATGAGGCGGCTTATGTTGGTAACATTGGTGCCATGGAAATGTTTAAATTTTATTCAGTTGCATCAAATAAACAAAAACAACAACTTAAACAATACATTAAAGATAAAAAAACAAAAGATGCTTGGAGTTTAGTTCAAAATGTTACAGGAACTAAACTTCATAAAAGTGTCTCTGAGGCTATAAATCCGGATATTTTACCTGTTGCTGGCGCAGGCCAATTAGGAACAAATATTCTAAGGCAAAATTATCAGAGCACAACGCCAGGTCAAAAAATTACCAGATTTAAAGATTACAAGAAACATAAGTAAATTATAGCAACTGAGGTTTATTATGAAAGATTTGATAATTGGCACAAGTACCAACTATGATTGGTCGAAACTAAAATATTGGGTTAACTCAATCAATAAATCAGGATTTGAAGGTGATAAAGTCCTGGTTCTTCTCAACTGCAATAAAGAAACTGTAAAAAAAATCCATGAAGCTGGTTTTATGGTTGTTGGTGCTCGTCAAGATAATGATGGCAACTTAATTTACCAATCATCTATACCTGTGCATGTTGAGCGATTTTTACACATGCATAATTTTTTACAGACAAGAAATTACCGATATGTAATTACCACCGATGTAAAAGATGTAGTCTTTCAACGCAATCCAATTGATTACATTCAGAAAACATTGAATGATAAAAAGATTTTAATGTTTGCTTCCGAAAGCATAAATTACAAAGATGAACCATGGGGCAATCAAAATCTATTTGAGACCTATGGTAATTACATTTACGATTATTGGAAAAACAATGAGATTTATAATGTAGGAGTTCTTGCAGGCACAGGTGGTGCCATGAAAGACTTATTCATCTCAATTTTCGCAGCAGCAATTGGTCGACCAATTCCCATTTGCGACCAATCAACATTTAACTTTATGATTTCAACTGCGCCATATCGGCAAGCATCAATATATTTGAAATCGGAAGACGCTTGGGCTGCACAATTAGGCACAACAGCTGACCCAAGTAAAATTGATCAATTTGGGCCACATCTATTAGAGCCATCTCCAAAAATGGAAAACAATGAGGTCACCACTTCTACCGGGTTACCCTTTACAATCGTTCATCAATATGATAGAGTACCACAATGGAAAAAAATTATAGAGGAAAAATACAATGACTAAACGAGTGTTAATTACAGGTGGTGCTGGTTTTATTGCTCATCATTTAATTGAAACAATTTTAGATACCACTAATTGGACAATTGTATCGTTAGACCGATTAGATTTTTCAGGCAATTTAAATCGTTTAGATGATATTTTAAAGAAATACACACTTAAACAAAAAAAGCGAGTAGAAATTGTATTTCATGATCTGCGAGCAGAAATTAATCCACAAACTGCTGGTTTAATTGGTGATGTTCAATTAGTATTACATCTTGCCGCTGGGTCGCATGTTGACCGTTCAATTGAATATCCAATGGAATTCGTGCAAGACAATGTTGTTGGAACAGTTAATCTATTAAACTTTGCTCGTACATTGAAAAACATGGAAAAGTTTGTTTATTTTTCTACTGATGAAGTATTTGGTCCTGCACCAGAGGGAGTTGATTACAAAGAGCGTGACCGCTACAATGCAACCAATCCATACTCAGCGTCTAAGGCTGCAGGTGAAGAAATGTGTGTTGCATTTGAAAATACGTATAATATGCCAATTATTATTACACATACGATGAATGTTTTTGGTGAACGTCAGCATCCAGAGAAATACATTCCAAAAGCCATTCGTAAAGTGCGTGATGGTGAAGTATTAACAATTCATTCAAATAAATCAAAAACAAAAGCTGGTTCTCGTCACTATGTTCATGCAAAAGATGTAGCAGATGGTCTAATGTTCATTCTTAATTTACCTGAAAATTATGCTAAAGTACCTGATTTTGGTGGTGCAAAGGTGCCTAAATTCAATATTGTTGGGCCAGATGAAGTAGATAACTTGGAATTGGCTAAGTTGATAGCAGAAGCACAAGGCAAAGAGTTGAAATATGAAATGGTCGATTTTCATTCTTCACGACCGGGTCACGATTTGCGTTATGCTCTATCAGGTAAATATATGGAATCATTAGGTTGGAAACCAATGATTTCTTTACGCAAACGAATCAATGACATGGTTAAATGGACTTTAGAAAACGATAAATGGTTAAAATGAAAATTGCATTATGTTTAAGTGGACAACCTCGTTGTGTTGAACAAGGTTTTCAGTATCACAAAAAAAATTTACTAGACCATTACGATGTAACGGTTTTTTGCCATGTTTGGAATACGTCCGGTTTTGAAAACTTATATCACTATGAACCAGAAGTATTCATGGTTGAAGAATCTTTAACAAATGATTTATCAAAGTTCACTAGGGTACCACCACCACAACCAAATTGGAAAGTAAAAGATCCAGCTCGTGCGGCTTGGAATTTAACATACTCAGTATTAAAAGCAAATGAACTAAAGTGTGTATATGAAAAAAACAATGACATGGTCTTTGATTGGGTAATTCGTAGTCGTTTTGATTTTGCATTAAATACTGTTATACCATTCGCTGAGTTAGATAATAACAAACTGTATATTCCAAATTGCAGGCAAACACCTGCAAGGGATTTTGGTAATGATCAGTTTGCTTTCTCATCTTCTACTAACATGAACAAGTATGCAGATTGTTTTAATCAAATCAATAAGTTTTATGACCAAGGCACTGTTATGATTGGTGAAGAAATGATGGCAGCCAATTGGCGCGAGAAAAATCTTGTTGGTAAAAACTTAGTTTATTTCGATCCTAATCATCCGTTTCCACCAGGTCCATATAATGGCACATGGCATTCATTACTTAGAACAGATTTTGAATCTTGGCAAAAATAATAAGGCAACTTAAAGGCCACTCAACAAGTAAAGTTGAGCTTATTAAAGACAACGATATGATAATTGTTCGTAAAACAGGAAATACTCAGCGTAACTTAGAACGTTTGGATAAACTAGAACAAATTGGTCTAAAAACTCCAAAGATATTAGAAATCTATGGCGATTCATATGATATGGAATATATTCCAAATCAAGATATGAAAACTTACTTAGAAAATAATAATATTGCTCATCTGATATGGTTTTTACAATATTTGTTTGGAACATTAAGCAAAAACTCATTTGAAAAAAATTACACGGCTGTTTATCAAGAAAAATTAGATTCTTTTCCATTCGACAAATATAAATTACCATTTACAAAGAAACAACTTTTAGATAAGTTACCTAAAATTTTGCCTGCATCCGATTATCATGGTGATTTGACATTAGAAAATATTTTGTATAGCATAACCGAAAAGAGTTTTGTTTTAATTGATCCATTAACCACCGAATATGATTCATTTGTGTTTGATATGGCAAAGTTAAGACAAGATTTGTGCTGTGGTTGGTTTATTCGTAATGATAATGTTTATTTTGATGCTAAACTAAAAAAGATAAATGATGATTTATCTAATATACCACACTATTACGATGATAGTTTATTAATATTAATGTTAATGCGTGTATTGCCATATACACAGAACGAAAAAGATAAAAATTTTATTGAGAGCGAAATAAAGAAATTATGGAAGTAATTATACCTTGTGCTGGTGCCTCATCGCGTTTTCCAAATATGAGGCCAAAATATCTACTGACAGATTATGCTGGCAGACTGATGATTGAAAATGCAGCCGCTAATTACATTGACAAGCATCGTATAACAATTGTGATTCTAAAAGAGCATGATGAAAGATTTATGGCTCGTAAGAAATTAGAAGAAGCATTTGGCAATAAAATTGATACTGTGGTGCTAGATAAACCAACCTCAGGTCCTGCCGATACAGTTTATCAAGCAATCAAACGAGGCCGTATCAATGTAAACTCATCTCTACTAATTAAAGATTGTGATGGTTTTTATCAGACCGAGGAAAAAGATGGTAATGTAATCTATATTGCTAAACTATCAAATCATCCACGAATCAGAACGGCTGGTGCCAAGAGCTATACACTTACAAACGAACAAGGTATCATTAACTCTGTTGTAGAAAAAAAAATTGTAAGTGATCATTTCTGTGTAGGTGGTTATCAGTTTGAAACCACACAAAGTTTTTTAAACGCATTTGACAACTTAAAAATTTCTGAAGAAATATTTGTATCGAACATTGTAGATTACATGATTTTACAAGGTAGTTTATTTTTTGAAAGTGAAGTAGAAAACTTTATTGATGTTGGTGTTGCCGATGATTGGTTTGATTATAATAATAAACCAACATATTTTTGTGATATTGATGGTACAATTGTTAAATCTAAGTGGGATTATTATGAGCCAGACGATGTGTTATGGAATAATGTAACTGCTCTTCTAAATGAAAAGAAAAAAGGTTGTAAAATTATATTTACAACTGCTCGTAAAGAAAAACATCGTAATATTACATTAAGCCTTTTAAATGAACTAGGTTTTGGTGATTGTCAATTAATCATGGAGGTTCATCACGCCAAGAGAATATTAATTAATGACTATGCGAATTCAAATCCATACCCAAGTGCTATCGCTATCAATCTTAAACGAGATAGTGAAGATTTGGGAGATTTGATTTGAACATACTGATTACTGGTGGTGCAGGTGGTATTGGTTCAACACTAGCATTATTATTGACACAAAAAGGCCACAAAGTTGTTGCCTATGATAATCTAAATAATGGTTATTTGGATAATTTAAAAGAGAATGATGTTTTCTTTTGTCGTTTTGAAAGTGGTGACATACGAAATACTGATTTTTTACAAGAAGTAATTGTAAGAGAAAAAATTGAAAAAGTAATTCATCTTGCAGCTATTACCGCTTTACCTGTGGCAGAATCAGATCCATATGAATGTTTAAGTGTTAATGTTGCAGGCACCGCTTCAGTATTGAAAGCCGCTAAATTCGTAAGCGCACAGGTTATTGTTGCTAGCACATCTGCAATCTATGAAAATAATGAACCTACTGACGCACCATTTAAAGAACATATTGAAGTTAAACCGAGATTAATGTATCCTCTCTCAAAGAAGTTAATGGAAGAGGTTGTTCATGCTTTTGATAAGAATTATGGCATTGATTTTACAATATTGAGATTCTTTAATGTATTTGGTCCAAGGCAAGACATATACCGCAAATCACCACCGCTTATAAACTATATTGTACGTGAGGTAAAGAACGGTCGTGAGCCCATATTCTATTCTGACGGCAAACAACAACGAGATTATGTTCACGTTGATGATGTGGTAACAATAATTGAAAAGTGTTTATCACATCCAAATGCGTTGGGCCAAACTTTTAATCTTTGTACCAGCACATTAACTTCCGTAAGAGATATTATTGGATTTGCTAAACAGGCATTTTCTAAAAAAATTAAACACTCATTTTTACCTGCAAAAGAGTTTTGGTTTGAGTATAATGAGCTTCACTCTGGTGAAAAACCAATTAAGAAAACTGTATTAGAACATGAAGTAAATAAGTTTGCCTTAGGTTCAAATGAATTGGCAAAACAAATGATTGATTGGGAACCAAATAAAAACATTAGCGAGTTGATGATTGATACAATGAAAAAAAATTATGAGCTTTATTCCAAGTAAAAATCTATTTTTAGTTACCTCTGCTTTAGACACAGGCATTGGCATTATTAATCCAAAAGATAGATTAGACCAGACAATTGAAACACTAGAAAATCTAAAACAAAAACTACCTGATGCTCATATTATATTAGTTGATGGTTCACCAAACAAAGTGTTAGAAGAAACTAAACAAAAAATATCAGAGCATTGTCAGGCTATTTTTTGGAATGATCCCGATATTTTTGCAATGGCTTCTTCTGGTCGAAAAAGTGAAGCAGAAATTATTATGATGTTCAAAACACTTTTGTTATTTAAACAAAACGAACATCTAATGAAATTGTTTCATAGTGTAAAAAGAATATTTAAATATTCTGCTCGTTCTGTATTAAATGATAGTTTTGATATAACAAAGTATGATGATCTTTATGGCCGTTATGTGTTCAAAACTGCAATGCCATCTTGGATGAATGAAAATAGAAAAATAAATATTACTGATCATCTTTACATCACAAGATTTTACTCTTTGTGTCCGTCATTACTAGATAATTATTTGCATATATTACAATCAATACTAAACAATGTAATACAACATGGCATCGATACAGAACATTCACATTATCTGTGCTTGAATAAAAAACTAGTTACAGAGTTTGATGTTCTTGGTGTTGAAGGTATCATGAGTGGCACAGGATTGAAGGAAATCTATTAATGATTGAAGATAAAATTTTAGAATTAGTTCGTGAAGCAAAACCAAAGTATTTACAGAATTACGACAACTTTAAACCTGGTCAAGATTATGTCATGTATTCGGGTCAACTTTGGGACGAAAACGAATTGGCTGGTGCTGTCAAATCTTTATTGACAGGCAAATGGATTTCTGCCGGTGAAAAAGTTGAACAGTTTCAAATTAAATTTTCAAAGCGATACAATGTAAAAGTATCACACATGGTTAACTCTGGTTCATCTGCCAATTTGGTGATG